ATCGTGCAGCATACAGTAGGTGGTGCAGCTGTTGCCCTGCTTTTTGTAGAGCGCGGCGACGGCCTCGCAGCCTGCGGCCACGGCGCAGAGCGTCATAAGGCCGGAGCAGTCCGTCTCCACGGGCTTTGTGATCCTGTTCACGTCCCACCCGACGGCTCTGGCGGCCTCATACGCCGTGTTCCGGTCGGCCATGTCGTATCCGATGTTCCGGTTTTTAATGGCCGCCTCGCACGTCTGCGCGGCCCGCTCGGCCTTTTTGCGGCTCTTGTAGCGCAGGACGCCGAGCCAGCGGCCATTGTACCAGTTGGAGATATTCAGCTCCCGGCCGCTCTGGTTGCCGGGCTGCTGGTTGCGTCCTCCGGTTTCTCCAAGGCTGGCCTGCCCAATTTTGATACTCATGCCCGCTCACTCCCGTACAACTCGTGGTGCAGCTGCAGCACGGCGGCCTCGATCAGCTTGTCGATTGTTTCCACATCAAATTGAATGCCCTTCTCGGCGAGGAAGTTCACGACATACGCCTTTTTCGCCGCGCCGTCCGTCGCGGTGTACAGCTGCTCCGCTGCCTTTACGCCGATCTCAACGTAAGTGCGGAGCGCTTGCAGTTTGTCCGCGTCGATCTTGGTTTTGAGCCACGGGATCAAAAATGCCGAAACGAGCGCGCTGATGAGCGCGATCACTGCCGAGATGATTTGTGTGTAGTCCATATGTATGCTCCTTTCAATCTTTCAGCACGATCTCCGCGATGCGTGCTGCCGCTTCCGGGCCGTATTTCTCGGCCCATTTATCCATGTACTTCTGCGCGTACTTCGCGCGGTTCTCGTTCTTGGCCTTCCAGAGATAAAACCCGCTGGAAGCCGTCGTTTCAGCCAGCACCGCAAGCGTGATCTCTGTCAGATCTGCACCTGCCGCGCAGGCGATGATGAGCGCGAGGCTGACGAGCGCGCTGCAGATCAGCCACTTTTTGCTAAACTCCATTGCTGTGTCCGCATTGCGCCTCCAGCTGGTGCAGGAATTTTTTCACGTCGCCGTTCCCACCCAGCTTGACGTATTTCTGCCCGGCGATCAGGCGCTCGGCCATTGGCATTTCCTCCGACATGATGGTCAGGCGGAGAATTGCGAGATACTGCTCGTCCTGATGCTCCTGCATTTTCCCGAGCTTTTTGTCGATCTCGGCTAGATGCGCCTCCTGCGTCGTGGCCTTGCCGCGCTTTTTCTGTATCGCGCTGACGACGGCGTTGACGACCGCCGTCAGCGCGGACGAGCCGAGCACGGCGCAGACGAGGGTGACGATGATGGTTTTGCTGTCCATTTTTCCGTACCTTTCTCTTTTATTTTGCCGGGCTAATCGTCCGCCATTTTGATGTAGGTAGTGGTGTCGCTGGAATAGCTGATGCTTGGCAGCGTCGTGCCGCCGAGGACGGCGTAGAGGGCCGGGTAGGCCGTCCGCGAGAAGGTCGAGCCGTCGCATGCGTGCCATGGGGCAGAGAGTACGCGGACAGTCGTGAGGATGTCGCCGACGTGATAGTTTGGCTCTGCCAGCTTTGCAAGCGCCTCATTTACCATCGGGTTCGCCGGCGCGTCGCCTGCCCGCCAGATCTTCGCTGCGGTTTGTGCGGTCAGCAGATTTCCTGCTGTGAGCGGAGTTTCTATCTGCAGTGGCTCGTCCTCTAGTTTAAGCCATACGCCACGCAATACAACTTTGTAGGCATTGTAGCCTACATATCGGATAGCTCCGTTAGCTAGATCTATGCTGCCTACTCTGTCTTGCATAATTATTCCTCCAGCGCCTTGATATAGGCTTTACAACGGGTACTCACGCCAATAATGGGAATCGTCTTTCCGCTAACGCTATAATCACAATATGCAATGCCGTTGCTTGAACTATATGCCGCTCTTCCGTCCAGCGATAGAGCAATGTCTGGTATCCCATCCTTTAGCACATCGCTATAGGCTTGCCCAGCTGCAGGGTCGCTGATTGCAATAATATTTACCGCGCTTGTACCATTCTTTGTCGCTGTCACGTCACCGGCTGTCACAAGTAGCCCGCCTTTGTATTTTCCACCGCTGTATGCTGGAAGCTCTCGCTTGCCAGATTCATAAGAGATAATTTTCCCGTTGCTCCATGTTGTTCCGCCGTCTGTCGAGTATCTGTATACCATATATCCGGTATACTCGGTAAAAGTACCGGCAACGATGCTTGTCTTCATAAGCCCGAAGAATGCAATGATTGTCGTTCCGCAGTGATATGCGGACATCAGATCATGCGTTGTGTAACCTGGCGGTTCGTTGAAGGATGGAGAGAGAGCCGCAAGTGATACGGTACTTACCGTCTCCCATGTCGGATTGATCAGAGTTTCCGCCGTTGCTGTTGTCAGGCTGTTGTTCGTTCCTGATAACTCCAGCTTGTAAAAGCGTCCCTGCTCTTGATTGTAGAAAAAGACACCATCGATTGCTCCTATACTCACAATCGTCTGCGTTGCCGGGTTCACATATGAGCAGCTTATATATTCATGATCGTGGCCACCGTAGCCGCCGTATTCTGTGCCCACGGCATAGATATACAAAAAGTTCGGCGTAATAAACAGCCCACGATATCTTTGGGTTAGCGCAGACGGCAAGCTCCCGCTTGCGTACAGCGTGAATTTTGTATCAAGGCTCGATGTTTTGTATATTCCTGTGGTTGCGGCTGAATCGCTATCCAAAATGGTGTAGTAAAAGCCGTTCGCGTATTCCAGCACTGCGTCTACCATCGTAAGACCCGAAGGAATGGATGTTCGCTGCGTCCACGTTTCTAAGTCAGTGGAAGTATAAAGTTTATTGCCGGACATTGCAACCCATTCCCCATTCAGGAACCACATGGCGGACGGATTTATACTTGCCGTTTTCAGTGTCCATGGCAGAGGTGCTGCAGAACTGCGAAGGACAGAGAAAAGTTCCGGATACTGTTCTTGCAACACGGTGCGCCCGTCGCACGGGAGCCACGCGTCGGAGAGGTCTGTGCGGGCGGTGATAGCGATGTCGCCGACTTTGGCCGTGCCCTCCGAAAGCTTGCCGAGCGCGTCGTTGACTGTCGGGTCCTCCGGCCTCGTGGTTGCGTTCGGCCAGAGCTTGGCGGCAGTGGCATCGGACAGAAGATTTGCTTTATTGAGAGGCGTACCCTCAACTGTTGGCTCGTCCATACGTTTCATGTACTCGTAGTGATCAAGACTACCGTCGGAATTGTAGATGCCATATCGAATAGCACCGTTTGTAAGAACTTTAGTAGGTTGACGATCTTTCATATCAAGCCTCCTGTCGCGCATTCCGCAGCGCCGGTGTAGCGGAACGCCTTTGTGATGTTATCGATCAGTTCCTCGCAGAGCGCAAGAATGCGCTCGATGTCGTTTGCGCCGGTGTAGGTCAGCCGGTCGAGGCCGGGCGCGTCCGGTGTTCCTCCGGGGTATGCCAGCGCGTCTCGGATGGACTGCACCTGCTTTCGGTATGCCTCGGCCTGTGAGGCCGTTATAATGTCCGTTACGGCCCAATCGGTTTTTGCAGGCCATGCGATACTCTTGCCGCAGATCGCGCCGAGGCGGCCCGCCAGATAATTCAGGGCCGTCCCCACGCGATTGAGATCAGCGGCGTTGTACGCTCCCTTCATCCCGGCCAGCCATTCCGCCCGCTCGGCTGCGGTCATGGCCGCGAACCCCTTCGCCGCCAGCTCCCGCACTCGCTCCACGTCCGCCTGCGTCCGGTCGGTGACGAGGGTGACGATGATGGTTGCAGCGTCCATGGCTATGTACCTTCTTCCGTGATCTTCTTCCACCCGTCCGGGTTAACGGATGGGTTCCAGACGTTGGCGGCGAGCAGGGATTCGTAGAGCTCGTCCTGCCACCAGCCTTTTTCGCCTTTGGAGAAGGCAAGTCCGGCGGTGATGGTCTCGGGGATGAGGCGGAAGCCCTGCTTGTAGGCGATGTCCTCCCAGAGGGCCGGGGCGGCGTCCGGGGTGTTCTGGGCCGTGTCCCAGAGGTCGGAGGC